TTTCTATGTCGGTCAAACACGGGATTGTCAGTGATGGAATCAGGAATCTTGTCACGGTTTTTTCTTTCGATCTCACGGCGTAATTTTTCCACTTTTTCCAGTTGTTGTCTCACCTCTTGCTTTTGCTCCAAGGTATCCAACAGCATAAACGCTAACAGTGGCAGCATCAAGGCAACAAGAATCACTGAAACTATCCAGCCCACTGCTCCCATCATGTGATCCTCTGGTGCGTCAGGACGAAAAACAGGCTCCACAGGTACAGAATAAGAATAAGGGTCAGGACGCTTACTCCCAACTTTAAACGTTGGCTTGCTTCCCTTTGCTGACGTTGCCATCGCTTCCTCTCAGCCTTTGACTCCTGCGCCAGCCTGGCGGCTTCCTGTTCTGCGCCAACAATCTCACGCATCTCCATGACCTTAGAGTACAAGGCACCAAGTTCTGGAGGCGCATTCCACGTCATCGCCATTCTGATGTCCTCCACCAGTTTTTGCATCTGGTCTTGCGCCCTCACTCGCTTGATGGCCGCCTCAAACAGGTTAGCGTCAGGATCGTAGACTGTTCTGGACTGCTCCTCCTCAGATCGGATATGGTCAGCGAGCTGCTGCTGCAAATGGAAAAACTGAATTAGCTGATCTACAACTCCATTCAGTATTTCCTCTTCGTCTACCTCAACAAACTTCTCTTTCTTCTTCTTCGCTGCTACCGGCTTGGCTTGTTGCTGTTGTTGTTTTGGTTTGCCAGCAAAGAATTGCAATAACTGTTTCCAGAACCCATATGCCTCTTTGCCAATTGCAATAGCTTCTTCACTTGTTTTTTTTATCTCAACAAACTGCGTTTTGCACTCACGGTACAAATCACAGCCAGCCTGTATCTGCTTACAGATTCCAGCGGCCATGATGCATAGCGTGATTGGATCAATTTACAGCCCCAGCAGCTTGGAAACCATTTGAGCAGCAAAGCCTGGGCCGAGCAGCACAGCGGCGATGACAATGTAGATCAGGTATTCAATCCGAGTCATGCGAGCCTTACCAGACTCCAGCTTCTCTTCGATATTCTTGTATCGCTCATCGCAAGATGCCTGGTGCGCGTAAAAATCTGTCTCTAGGCTCATGCTGCTGGCTCAGTTGGTGCTGCTGCTTCTGCGGCTTGCTGCGCCACTGCCGCATCGTATGCGGCTTGTTCTTCAGCGGTGTACTCCACCTGAGTTACTTCGCCTGTTTCTACGTTTACTTCAATTCTGTGCGTCATGATTATCCTTCATATAAGAGATTTACAGACCCTGCATCAAAGGTGTCGGTGCTTGTCGATGTGATACGAACAGCAGTTAAAACTGCGCCAAGAGTAACATCCCCGCCGCCAGTGGTAACAGTCGTTGTTGATTTTTTACCTGCATGACTAGCTACCCAAGAATTACCTGTAATATTGATTATGGTCATAATTCCTGAAAAAATTTGTCCGGCGGCATCAGTCTTAATGTTAAACCCAGTTGTTGCGCTTGTGGTAGCAGAAGTTGTATCTATGCCAGCACTAAGTGAAAGATACCCAGATGTCGTATATGTAGGCGTACCGCCAGTACCTAACTGAACCAAAATATTTGCTGTTGCGCTTAAAGAAACACCTTGAAACATCACAGTAATACGTCTTACCCATGACGGGATAGATGTAAAGTCAATGCTTGTCCCACTGGTAGATGCAACCGCAGTTGCGCGTGTAATCGTTCCTTGGATACCGCCTGTGACCGCCAGTTTTGCGCCTGTTTGAGAAGTGGTTGTGTTGATAAGTACGTTACCAGAGGTATCTATTCTTGCTCTTTCACTGCCGCTCGTGTAAAAGGTCATTGGCAGGGTTGTGCCTGTTCCACGCGCCGTAGAAGAAAGGCGCACCTCGGTAGAAAGCGCACTGAATTGCCCTAATGAGGTATTTGTTGGGTCAGCATTATTTGTTACATTGTATTGAGATGTCGTTGCCGTTCCATTTGGCAATAGTTCAACTGAGATAATTCCATTGGTTGTACTTGTTTGAAACATCACGCGGCTTGCAGCAGTAGCATTACTAAAGTCACCAGTGATGCGGTTGCCTGTGCCTGTAAATGTCAGATTAGAGGAAAAGTCTGTACTACCAGCAACCTTTAACGTCTTACCAGAGCCAACATTCAGGCCAACTGATGTACCTGTACCAGCGGCAGCAAAGACATCATCGATTAACCCCATGTCTGTATTTATCTTTGTTCCCCAAGTGTCAGTTGAGGCCCCTACCTCTGGCTTTGTCAGTAGTAGGTTGGTGGTGGTGGTATCTGCCATTCTTTAATCCCCTTTACGCGGCTTCTTGCCAAGTGATTGAATTGTCTGCTAAATCTGTCCAAGATTCTGAGGTATCAGAACCTGGTGTCCAGCTGCCGGAGGAATCCGCAACTGGTGTCCATGTCTCGCTTGAATCAGACTGTGCCGTCCATGTCTCGCTGGAATCAGGCACTGCACCCCAGCCAAAGCCGATCAGCGTGCCAACAGCGCCAGCAGACTCAACGCCAATTATCGCAACTTCAACGGTTAATCCAACAGAGCCGACACCTTCAAATCCATCAACACCGGTAATGTCTTGGAATGAGATGACTTCTGCCAATACCGTATCAACAGCACCTGTGGCTGCATTTCCCGAAACAGACGTAGTGCTGGTTAAGCCAACAGTGCCAACCGATAAAGTTGATGAGTTTCCATCTTCAGCAATTGACGTAGCTGGTAATAATGTGCCAACTGACAGGGTTGATGCATTACCTGTAACCGCCTTGCTTGATGCCGCTAAAACCGATCCAACTGCACCAGTTGATGCATTCCCACTGATGGCAACTGTTCTTGTGATCCCAACCGTACCGACATTGCCGGTGGCAATCGTCCCATCTTCTTGAATGGATATATTTGTAAGCAGCGTACCGACAGAACCAGTAGATGTAACTCCGCTGATGCCTATAGCGCCTATGCCCCAGGCACCTCTTCCATAATAACTTGAGCCATAAGCAGCCATGCCGCTGCCCCTTGGTTAAGCCAGCCTGATCAGGCCAGTGCTTGCGTCATTGGTAGGCATTGTCAAGGTGAACGTGCCTGCGGTCACGGTCTGGCTGCCAAAGGTATGCACGCTAACCGCCTTGTTTGACTGAGTCGAGTTGTAAATCAAGACTGCATCAAAGGCTGTACCCAATGTCACAGCAGAGTAAGTGATGCTGGCGCTAGGAGTCACAAAGGCTGTAGTGCCGCTGGTAGCCGGTACAGTGCCAAAGGTGACCGTCACACCGCCTGCGGTGTAGCCAGTGCCTGATACCTCATTTGTGGCGCTGTAGGCTGTTGTGGCCGCGCTGACGGTGGCAGAGGCCAAGTACAAGGCTGCCTTGAACGTATCTGCTGTGGTCGCCGCGCGAACCACGCCAGTACCGAAATTGTGATGGCCGACAAGTAGCTCACCCTTGAAACTGGTACACATTGATTGTGTGTTTGCGATGATAGTTCCCTTCTTGGGTTATACCCAACTCACATTTTGATGTTGCCACTTCTTGCCTGATTTTAGACAACTTACATGGCCTTGAGTAATTCCAAACTCCACAGCTATTTCTTTTTGTAATCTAGTTGATTGTTTTATCAAATCAACTTGATCACTAGTCAATTTTGACCTTCCATGCTTTTCGCCAATACTCATTCTTCCTTTGAGTTTTGCATCTTGCATATTTTCTAATCTTGTCCCTAAAACAAGATGATCTGGATTGACACAATTAGGCACATCGCATTTGTGCATCACATCTCTTGCATCAAGTTGTCCATTGAATAAACGATACGAAACTCTATGCGCCAACTCATGTCTTGCTGGCGCTCTAAAAAATCCATATCCATTTTTCTTCATGCAATATGCTGTCCATAACCAACAACCAGAATCATGTTTATGTACATGAGACATAAATCTTTCAACTTCTGATTGTTTTGGTTTTCCAGCCATATTAACCAATCGACTGACTGATGCCATCAGCAAACACACCGCGCTTGAGCGCCATATGGACAGATCGGTGAACCATTTCACCATCCAGCCAATACTCAACCCAGCTTGTTGTCTCGGTGTCATTGTCCAATGAACCTTCACGCTTCTCCAGCAATGAATCGTCCATCTCGCCTTTGGTGGTGGTGACTATCATCCAAATGTCCTTGCACGCGCCAACAGAGCGCCGCCAGAGGTTGAACCACGGTCATCAGCAACTTGTAGCTGATCTAAGCCAGCTAGGTATAAAGATGACCACACTGAGATTCTCGCATCATCCTGCAAGTAAGGCGCAGCCTGTAATAGCGCACCGTACAGGTATACGTCCGGAGCCTGAGTCAGTAGCCAGTTGGTTGCAACAGTAGATGACAACTTGGTCAACTTGGCGTAGTAAACCAGATCGGCAGTGTATGCACCATCAGGGATCGGAAGCAGCCGGAATTGATTGCCCACCACCGTGAAGTACAGCGGCTTACCGCTGGACAAGTAGGTGGTGTTCGATAGTTGATCCATCGCCTCAATAGTCTGGAATGTCAGCGATGTCACTGGATTGGTATCCAACTTCATGGATTTAACTTCCAAGAAGTCATCAGGCACCGTGCCGTACTCGGCGGCAGCTGCAAAGGATGCAGTTGAACGCACAATCATCTGACGTGTACGCAGCTGGCGCTCCATCTGCGCCTCTGCTAGGCTGATGAAGTCAGCAATAACAGAAGTCAGATCAGACCGATTGAGCCAATCAGCCAGTGATGATTTAAGTTCGGTGTAGGTGGTCAATGCCATTTAGACTGCCTCTTTTTCAAGCTGTTCCTTCATGACCCATGTGTGTTCATGCCGGAATTCAAACGTGCCAATGTGTCCGATTTCTTTTGAGACATCATGGTCAATATACACCTTGAAACCCAATTCCTGAGCCTTCTTGCAGAAGAAGACATCCTCGCCCATATAGCCGCGAGTATCGTACTGCCACGGCATATCAAACCATGGCTCAGACATTCCTTGGAACACTTCGCGCTTGATCAGCATCACGCCAGTACCAACTGAGCCAATTTCTTCTAATCCGCTGGAATCAGGCATGGTGTAGACCGGCTTGCGCTTGCCATTCTCGTCATAGTTCTGCGCGGTTGGCCCTGTTGGCATACGTCTGCGCGCGCAGTTGGTCGCCACGATATCCACGTCATGCGCCAGCAGCCGCTGGATCATGTCCTGTGGGAAAGTCATGTCGGAGTCGATGAACAGTATGTGGCTGCAACCCTCGCGCATTGCGTCAAGGCACAAGTCAGCACGCTGATTCTGAATCAGTGTGCCTTGAAGTATCTTGAGACTGACAGCGTCAGTAGTGTTCAGCGTGTGGTACGCCACCATATTGACCATGCAATAGGTGTAATTGGTATGAACCATGTCACGCGCTGGCGTGCAGACTGCAATGTATTTCATACCTGTCCTGGTCTTACTCTGAAAAATCGATTATCACTGTCGTTGAGCCAACGCTTCATATATTCTGGATCATCCAATTTGCCCTCGGCCTTCAGCTGAAAGTAGATCGACTCAGGGATGCTGGCAACATGGTGCCATTCACCCTTCCAATTCGCCTTGTTGTCAGTGACGGCAAAGTCTCGCTTGTTGGCCTCGATGACGGCAGTCAAATCCTGCGTTGTCTGAATCGTTGCCTCATCAGTCAGATCGTTGTAGTGCCAGGTGCGAGTGATCCCCTTATCGGGGTTTGCATCAAAAAATCGTTTTTCCATGTAAGTAGGGGAGGATTTCTCCTCCCCTTTCCTCTTATTTGATTAAGAAGTGATCAAGTCTGCTGCCAGACCATGAGCGTTTTCAGCCAGCACCTTGTGGCCGAATTCGATCAACAGCATACGCTTCTCAGCGTCACCTGTTTTTGCCAATTCGACTTGCTGGTAAGGACGCAGAACGGTCATTTTTGCGTACTCAGGATCAATGATCCATGCATCACGTTCGCGCTGGAAGCGGTTAGCGATGACAGAAACTTGACCGAAATCGCTGACGTAGATGTCAACAGCACCGATCAAAGTGGCAGGACGGTCGCCACCATTGATGTTGTAACGCTGTGAGGCGATACCAGAGAAACCAGAAACGCGCTGCTTGTTGACAGGGCCAACCATCAGGATTTTTGGTGTACCGCCAGCAGACCATACTTTCTGAATCACATTCTTCAAAATGGTTTCAGTGAAAGTACGCACGTTGCCATCAGTACGCGCACTGTTTGGCAGTGTGGTGTAGCTTGGGTCAGTGCCGTTGGTTTGCTTATCGGTGTTGGTCTTGATAAACGCACCCAAAGAGGCAGTCACGCGAGCAGTGGTAGTGTTGCCAGCAACAGCAACACCGCCATTCAAGAGGATGAATTCTTGATCGCGTTTCAGTTCAGAGCCGCGCTTGGCGATCTGGTATGCCAGTTCAGAGCGGCGGCCAGCCTTGTTGACAACTTCTTCAGTGTTCGACAAGACAATAGTCTTGCGTGAAATCTGAGCATAGTTAGTCAAGCGAACGGTTGCTGTCACTGAATCAAATGTGCCAACGTCATCACCCTCAAGCTGTGCGTTAGCAGCAGCGTCAGCGAGTGCATCGGTTTGCCATTCAAACAAAGTGTTTTGAACAGTCTCACGGCCAATGTTGGATTGGTACGGTGTTTCTTCGGGAGAAATGTTTGTGATCACATTGCTCAAATCTTCACGAATACCCTTTGCAGAGTATGTGGTGAACGTGTTACTTACGATAGACATGGTGAATTCCTTATTTCAATAGTTTGAAGATTGCATCAGCCGCGTCATCGACACGGCCAGTTTTCGCAAGACGCTGTTGTGCTCGCAATGCCTCAGTATTGTTAGAAACCCTTCCCGCTGCACCAGGCTTTGCGGGTCTTGGCCCATTGTTCGTCACCGGCTTGATCTGTCCACGCTTGGACACCATCTGGTCGTACAGCGCCGCTTTTCGCAGCAGTACAACCGCCCTGTGATCGAGAACATTCTTAAGTTCATCAGGTGAGAATCCAGCCTTCTGGCCGAATTGAACGAGCATGGCCTTTTCAGCCGCAGCCTTCTTGGAGTCTTTCCACTCGGGAATAGCCGCCACCAAAGCCTCTTGCTCTTGCTGCAACACCATCTGGTGATGCTGCATTTGTTCCTGTTGCGACAACTGAGACAGACGCTGCTTTTCGCTTTGAATAGCCGCATTCTTCTCTTGGTTTTCTCGCATCACCTCGCGCTGCCGTACCCACTCAATGGGGTCTTCTTGGTAAAGACGTTCCCAATCAATGTTTGGCTGCGTTGCCTGCTGAACCTGAGCCTCTAAAGCTCCTAACAAATGAGCGTATTGCTCGCGCTCGGCACGCACTGCCTGCAACTCTGCCTCGGCGTGCTTTCGCACCTCGGCAATTTGCTGCGTTTTGCGTGTGTAATCCTGAGTCCTTGAATATCCTTTTTGGAGTTCCTCCAGCGACACCTCGACTTCTTTACCGTCAACCTTGACGGTGAAGACTTGTGGCTGTTCTTCCTCTTCAGAATCCTCATCTTCTTCGGATTGTTCGGGATCAGTTTCGTTGCTATCCGCGTCTGCATCGGTCAGCAACTCATCTTCTCCCGCCGCGCCCTCTTCGGGCAACTGCGACTCGCCTGAATCCTCTTGTCCCTCATCGGGGAGCATTCCTACAAGTGCATCGGCTGCTTCAGCCATATTCATCGGACCTTGAACGGCACTGCCTGCTGGCGTTGGTGCTACTGTCTGCATGGTCTATTTCCCTATTTAAACAAGATTCTTTTGCGCGCGCTCAATGGCACGCTGTGCCACCTTGCCGTTGTCGATCATTTTGGTGAGTTCATTCTTGAAATTCTCAATGGCACGCAACTGCGCCCAACAAATTTCACGCTTTGCAGCCTCTTCCGGCTTGCTGTTCTCAAACTCCCAAAGCAAATCGCCACGCATCTTCTCCAAGGCCGTTGCAAATACCTCGTCCTGCATAAACTGCTCAGACCGGCGGCCTTTTCGTACTTGTTCTTCGTTCATTGAGCCATTCCATTAAGGTTGATGGGTGGAGGCACATTGGCCGCCGTCTGCACTGCCTGCTGGACAATTGCTGACTGCTGCTGCATGGCCTCCCGATCCATAGCCTGCCGCGCTTCGATCTCGGCAGTGCTAATTTGTGTGTTGTACTTTAACTCAAGTTCATATTTCTTGAGCATTAAGTCTTGCGCCAGTTGATCTCTACGGTAATCATCATCGCGGATCATCTGCTCGCGTTTCAGCTCCAGCTCGGCAGCCTTCTTCTGAATGTCGGCTTGGATCGACTGAGCCTGAACCTGTGCCAGCACCTCTTCGGGCGTTGGTTTTGGTGCATCTGCCTGCGGCATCTGGAAGTCTGCTGGCAGTGTCTGTATGTAGCTTGATGCGTCCTTGAATCCGGACAACTCAATGATCTTCTGGATGCTGCGGATGTACATGGCCGGTGTTACCACCGGATTGCTCAGGCCAAACTGCTGCATGATCTGCTCTTGCTTTCCCGCAATCATGGTCAGTGCTTGGATGCGCTCGTTGGTGTCGCCATTGCCTAGACCAATATTCACCGTCACGTCCATGCTGGAATTCCAGACTCGCGGGTCGATCTCCACCCACTCATTCCGCAAGCGCACCATGCGCGGCTTGTCTTGGTGGGTAGTCATCAGGTACAGAATGCCCTTAAACAGTTTCTTCATGCCCTCGGCCAGTATGCGTGCTTGCAACTCAATACGGCCTTGGCTGGCACCAATGGTGGCCGCCACAGCTGCCTTGGTGCTTGACTGCAATGCGTCAGCGTCCAAGCCCATTGCGGCCTTGCTCATGCCGGTACGGTCTTCGCGCATCTGATCCATGTAGTCCAGCATGGGGAATGCGGCCTGTCCAACAAATGGGGTAGAGAACGGCTGCACCATACCAGGCGCACGCATCCGGATAATGGCACCGGTTTCGTTGTTCAGCACGTCATCAATGTTGACCTGACCTTCCACCACAGCGGTGCGCGGATGGATAGACTGCGCCAGCGAATCCAGCGTGTTTCGCAGCACCTCGGACTTGATCTCCTGAATGTCATGCGTCAGATCGAATATCGACATGGCTTCCAGCGGCGAGGTATGCGGCTCTGGATCACATGGGAAGTCAACGAATGGGATGTAGCTCGCGGGCAGATTACGCACCACCGTGTAGCCAGAACCCATGCAGCAGACTTTACGCAACTCAGGGATGCCGTCACCGTCAAAGTCAACGCGGATATAGGACTCAACGTACAGCACGCGGCGTTGACCAGGATTCAAACTGTCACCGGCACCCATGGTGGTGGACAGCGGCTGGCGTGCCAAGTACTCGTCATTGCTGTCTAAGTCGGTGCTGGAGATATTCTCTTCAATCTCATCCAACTCGTAGCCCATCTGAATCAGATCGTCCACCGTTGCCATCTGGCGATGGGCAATGATGCCAGCATCATCAAACGATCTGGCTCGGCGGTCAATCACCAACTCTTCAGGCGGCACCGCCATGATCTTGATGCGGCCATCCTTGACGGTTCGCTTGATCTGCACGTCATGCAACATCGGTTGCGGTGGCATCATTCCTGTCATCGGATCCATTTGCATCATGTCAGCGGTTACAGATGGGTCAGGGTAGCTGACCACAATCTTGACCTCGGCCTGCTCACTCATCAGCATCTGCACGGTCTGGTCATCGAGGCCGGAGTAGTCCTCAATCTTGACTTCTTCAGACTCATCCCACCAGTACTTTGCAATACCGCACTTACGCACCAGCGAGTCCTTAAACAGCGCGTAGGTGGTCATGAAACCGTTGTTGTCGTTGCTGAATATGTAGTTGGCGTAGTCGGTCGCCTGCTGTGCGCCTGCGACATCCTCCGGCCCGCGCGGTACATACTCCACGACATTCTCGGTGCTGAAGAAAACGCGCATCAGGCTTGGCAGCATGGCGCTAACCGTGTCGCGCACCTCCATCGCCACAACCTGGCTGCGGCCATCTTCCTCGTTGCCAAAGGGATCGCCACGGTAGTACTCTGTACCCTTGGCGCGGATCGGTGAGACATCAGCATCAATGTAGCTGACGGCATCTTCCAGTTCACCGGCAACAATGCCCTGCAACTCGGTGTCATCCATCGGATTGACGGCCGCCATGTCGGTGGTCATTTGCAAATCGTTGATCATGCTGTTACTTTCTTCAGAATAACGTACATAGAGTCTACGGCGCGAGGCAGCCGCAATATCTCATCTTGCGGTAATTTTAGGCTTGCACCGTACTCACTTAGGCGCATCTCCAAATGCGTCATCTCAAACTTGCTGCCCTTCCAGCCCAAGTACCACGCCCATTCGCAGTAGTACACCCATGATTTTTCATTGAATGCACGCACATGAGTTGGGTCTTGCCATGCGCCATGGCTTAGGTCGTAAGGCACATGAATGTGCATCTCACCGCCCATCTCCAGCAAGTCGCGGCAGTTGGTCATGGCCTGCACTAAGTTCGGTATGTGTTCCAGTACGTCAAACGCCATGATCTTGGAAAACTGACGATCAATCTGCATCGGCGCACCAATATCCACCACCCAATCGGCACCAACATCTGCACGAATGTCAGCATTCACGCAACCAGGCTTGTAATCCTTGCCGGAGCCTAAGTTAAGTGTTAAACCACTGTTTTGCATATTCCGGCCTGTTCTGTAATAGCCACGGTATCGCGGCCTTGGTCAGTGCGTCACCGTTCATGCCTATCGTCTGGCTGCCAATGTGATGCACATATGACCGGCTTAAGTAATGGTGAAAGCCAGCCACGCGCAAATCCTCGCAGTGAACGTCATCCGAGTACCAGTTCAGCGGTGGAAATACAGCCGCGCTCCACGCATCGGCACCAATCCATGCAAAGATAGGGGAGGGACATTCCATCGGCACAATTGCGTCTTCATATGGGTACTTGAAGTAGTGCAGCCGCTGATCAAATGGGTTAGAGCGAATATTCTGCACCGGCCTGGCTGCATCGCACCGCGCTGAAACCCAGCCCACAGGCATTCCGGTTTCGGCTTTCAGCTGCTTGACATCCTCCATCAGCAGCCGGTAGCTCGTTGGTGTCAGCACGATATCGTCATTGGCGCAGATCACCGACTCAAACCCATCAGCAAAGGCACGGTCAATGATCTCGTTGTAGTCAAGACCGAAATTGTTCGGCGCACCCAACACCTTCAGGTCAGCGTCAAAGCCGCCAATGATGGACTCTGGCCCTCGCAAATAGACAGGCACTTCGGGACAGTACTCGGCAATGCTTGTAAGCATCACCCGCAAACCTTTGCCGTGTACCGTGCTGATGCAGATCGGGGAAATCAATCCGCTGACCCGATCTTGATGGTGAGCAATGAATCAGGCTCAGAATCTGACGTTTCCGCATCCATTCCCCCATTCTCACCGTCACCACCGCCGCCGTCACCCTTGTTCGGGCCGCCAACAACCCAAGCATCACAGGTGCGCGTACCGGCGCACTTAAAGTCGAATATCTCGCAGTAGCCCAAGTCGGCCAGCTTAATCGTTCCCCATGGGTCAGCCTCGCGGCCAATGCCGTCAGCAATGCACTGCTTGACCTTGTCGGACACATTAAAAGCCGCGCAGTTACCGCAACGGCTCTGCTTGGCATCATCAATACTCACATCCCACTGGTCAGCCTTCTTGCTCCAAAAAGCATCATTAGGCAGCGCCGGATTCTCAGGGCCGTAACCCGCGCTGGTGATCGCCTTGGCGCGATTCTTCAGATTCAGCGTCACGTCCTGCGTTGGAGCAGGGCAGCTGGCGCTGGTGTCTTGGTAGCCAGGCTTTTGATCCATGGCCTGCGCCATGGTGCGTTTAAGCGTTGCCATTACTTCATTCCTTTTTTGGCCTTCATAGGCATCTTGGCTTCGGACATCGCAATGGCAATGGCCTGCTTGGGATTCTTCACAACCTTGCCGCCAGCACCAGAGTGCAGCTTGCCGGTCTTGAATTCATGCATTACCTTGCCCACCTTCTTCGCCGCTTTAGTCATCTTCATCTGAATGCTCCTTGAAAAATAAGTTGTTGATGTCTGGGCTTGATACCAGATCGACAGCCCACTAGCCGCTGTCGCCGGTCGGTTGAGCGTCCCCAGAGCCGACTCCAATTTTCCTATCAGTACCTTCGCAGTTCAGGCCATGCCGTATCCAGCAACCCTGCATTGAATTGTTTCTGCACCGTACCTAGCGTTTCCTTCAACGCCGCACCAACACGGCTGGAGACTGCGGCCTCAAGTTAATGGCGTTCTAGACCGCCCTCTCAGCAGATTAAGCAATCCCCATGCGTGTTGACGCATATTGCAATTATGCAACCCTAGACAGGTTTCTTTTCAACGGTTGCCCCCACTTGGTGCTGGCTTTGCTCCCCATCATGCCGATTACAGCGTCAGAGGCAAACGTCAAGCAGAATGCATCAGCCTTGTCCGGAGAAGCCAAACCGCGCTTCTTGATCTCGTCCTTGCTCTCAATCTGAATCTTGCCGTTAGACGTAAACATATACCGCACGGTCGCCAGCTCAGCCACCAGCAGTTCATCCTTTGGCAGCCGACAGTCCCGCTGCTCCAGCCACGCCTTGGCCTTGTACCAAAGCTCGGCCTTCAGATTCCGGTACGTCCCGCCCATGGCTGGACTCTCGCTGACGTTGATCCCGCGTGCAGGCAGCCCCAACTCTTTCAACCGATCCACGACTCCGGCACCAAGCCCAATGCTGTCCACCAGTATCTCTTCGGGTCTGTCGCTTGGCGGCAACGCCTCAAACTCAACCACCACCGCGCCGGTCAGCTGCATCAAGTCCAAATTCTTCCACGTCTTGATCGGCTCAATCACCGCGTTACCCCGCCGCTTGCACAGCGCCGAACGGTCAGAGCCAAAGCGTGCAACGTCCAATCCCCAGACCAGCGGCGCATAAGGACTCGCCACCACGTCCCGATTCATCGCCAATTCCAGTAACTCCATGGGTATGACGGTGTCCTCGTCACTGCGCGGGAATTCACCCAGCACGCGAATGCGGTAGGCGTTGCTCTCCTCGCCGTACCTCGCTTTCATCTCCTCAATGTAAGCCTCGGATACCCTCGGCGAGTCGGCGCAGGACACCTTCATGGTCACCCAATCCCCCGCCAGCCGGTTATGGGTGTCATAGAAAAACCCGCTACTCCTGACCGGATTGCCCAGCAGCAACGTGACGGCGTTGTGGCCGGACATCGAGCCAGATGCCGCCTCAAACACCTTCTCCGGAATACCGCTGGCCTCGTCCCCCACC